CGCCTGCTCTTCCTGTAATAAAGACCTTTGTTGCGCCACCGCTTAAAGTAAAATTTGAAATTCCTGATGAGGTTGTTACACTGGTAACAAAAGCAGAGTTACTAACAAAGGCTACTGTAGCATTAGTTGATGTTGGTGCTATAGATATTGAGTAAATTCCAGCCTCAAAAACTTGATTATGTACATAAGTACGTTCTAGTTCTACTATTTCAACAGCAAAAGATTTATCTGTAACTCCAGTTGGTTCTGGAAATACTGAAATTGCCATTACGCTATCTCCACTCCGCTAATATGAAACTTCACTGTAACTGCTGATGCTAAACCAGCAATAATTTTAGTTGTAGCAAGGACCTGCTTAAGGTCAAATGCTGCTGTTGTATTTGCAGCAATTGCTGCATCTTTAAATAGGTCAACACTGTCTAGTGTGATAGTGAATGTAGCAGCAGAGGCTGCTGAATTAGTTACTACTATATTTGTAACCACTGCAGTTGTGGCTGCTGGTACTGTGTATAGAGTCGTACTTGAGGTCGCTGCAGCAGTTCTTGCTAGGACCTTGGAGGTTACAGCCATAAGTTACTGTTCCTTTCGGGAGGTATAGCGGATAGGTTAAGGCTTTTTTTAAACCTGTGTGTCCTAAACCTATGCTAATGTGAACCCATGAATTTGGTGCATAAATCGGTTTCTCAAGGGGGCAAATTAGCGCCCCTAATTCTACCCCACTCAATTACCTCTGGTATGGGTTTAATGAACCCATCTATTTTTGTAGATGATGACGGTGATATCTTAGTAAATATTAGGCATGTAAACTACACCCTCTATCACTCTGAAAAAGATCAAAGATTTTTTAGTCCTTGGGGACCACTCTCTTATCTACATCCTGAAAAAGACCAACGGCTAGTTACGACCAACTACCTAGGCCGTCTTGATAAGGAGTACAACCTAATCAATTTTACTAAGGTTGATTACTCTAAGTTAGATGTTCCACCTATCTGGGAGTTTGTTGGCGAAGAGGATGTCCGTATTACTCAGTGGGATGGTAACTACTACCTGATCGGTGTACGGCGTGATACTACGCCTAATGGCCAGGGTCGCATGGAGTACTCCAAGATCGAATTAGATAAAAAGAATTGGACAGCAACGGAGGTGCAGCGAGTGCGTATCCCGCCTCCTGTTGATGTTACTTCTTATTGTGAAAAGAATTGGATGCCTATCCTTGATAAGCCTTATCATTTTGTTAAGTGGGCCATGCCTACCGAAGTTGTTTGGGCTGATCCTGATAAACCTGAATGTAAGCAGGTACTAGTAAAAGAAACTCCGCCAATCTCTCCTGATCAACGTGGTGGTACAAACGTAATTGCTTGGGGCGATTACTACATTGCCTTTACTCATGAAGTAAAATTATGGAAAAATTATTTAAATCAAAAGGACTCTATCTACAGACATCGAATGATTGTATGGGACAAAGAGTTTAACTTTGTTGGTATTACCTCTTCCTTTTCTTTTTTAGATACGCCTATTGAATTTTGTGTAGGTGCTGCAGTCATAAAGAAAAATTTAGTTTTAACTTTTGGTGTACAAGATAATTGCGCCTTTGTTCTTGAGGTTCCTAAGAAGGTTGTCAACGAAATGATTACGGAGGCCATGTCCTATGGACGTTAGAGAGTTGACTTTAAAACTGGCCGAGAATCCAGTTGATGTTGAGAATAATTTCAATCTTGCTACTGCCTACGAAGAACAACTGCAATACGCATCGGCTGCTGGATTTTATTTAAGGGCTGCTGAGTATGGGTATAAAACACATCCTCTAATTACCTACACCTCTTTGTTAAAGATGACATTATGCTGGAGTGCTCAAGGAGATAGAAACAAAACTGTGTATAACAATCTCATGCAAGCAATTGCTTATTTGCCAAATAGACCAGAGGCGTACTTTTTAGTATCTAGAATTAAAGAAAGAAACAAGGAGTATCAAGAGTGCTACACCTATGCTGAGATAGGGCTACTATTTGCAACAAGCACCTACAATCAGCCACTGCCAGGGTATGTTGAATACAACGGCTCATACTGTCTTCTCTTTGAGAAGGCTGTTGCTGGTTGGTGGATTGGGCGCAAAGAAGAGAGCAAGGTCCTGTTTCACTACCTATTAGATGAGCATAAGATGTCAAAAGAGTATGTTAGTAGTTGTCTAAATAACTTGAAGTTGTTTAACTAATGTTTCCTAATTGGTTTAAAGATGTAGAGAAGTACTTCAGACATGTGCCAAGTGTTCCACTTCGTGCACTGCAGATCGGCACCTACACAGGAGACGCCACACAGTGGCTACTTAATAATCGAGAGATCGAATATCTAGATGATGTAGATACGTGGGAGGGCAGTGAAGAGACCGCCCATAAAGATTTAGATTTTGTTTCAGTAGAGGCTTACTACGATTCAAGATTCCCAAAGGATGGAAGAATCATAAAGCACAAGATGACCAGTGATGAGTTCTTCTTAAAAGGCGCTAGTTCATATAACTTCATATACATAGATGGCGATCACACCGCCCTACAGACCGCTATGGATGGCCTGAATGGCTTTAGGCACCTGGAATCAGGTGGGGTGATGGCATTTGATGACTACCTCTGGAACTACGGCGGAGGAGAGTACAGGGAGCCCAAGAGGGGCGTGGATTGCGTTCTTAATCTCTGTAAAGGCGAGTACACAATGATTGAATCTGGATATCAGGTATGGATTGAGAAGTGCTAGTAGTTATCTATGGGAAAGGATTATGGCCCACTTGGCATGAGGCTCTTGGAACAGACTCTCCCTTTTGGAAAGGCTTCTCATCAATTGAGAAAGTTATAGAGGTTGATAAGTTAGATTTCCCTTTACAAGAAATTTGTAAAAATTACAACAAGTCCGTATTAATACCGCTATCGGTAGAAAACAATTTAAATCATCCAACAGGATGCCTTACCTTAGTCTCTTCAAAAGAAACTATAAATACTTTTCAAAACAAAGATTTGTTTTATAACTTTTTAGAAAGCAATGGTTTAAAAGAATACTTTCCAAAAACTATAGAAGTAACTTCATCTACCCCAGAGTTTCCATTCATAATGAAAAGATTAGATTTGTATGGAGGCGTAGGTGTAGCCTTAATCTGGGACCAAGAAAGATATGAGTGGGCTCTAAATACTCCTCGCTTTAAAGGACAGCGTTACGTTGTACAGGAGTACATAGAAGGAGATGCGGAGTATGTAACGCAGGTTATGTGCAAAGATGGGGATCTACTTTGGCATTGTACCTTTGAAGGTCCAGTACCAAAAGATGGAAAGGTAAACATGGGACCTTTTGCAAATAAGATTATAACTATAGAACCAGAGGTTCTTGAAGTATTTCGTAAGATATTTAAACTGGCAAATTACAGTGGTCCAGCAAATGTAAACTTTAAACTCCGTAATGGTAAACCAGTTATATTTGAAAGTAATCCTAGATTTGGTGGAACAATGTTCTTATCAATGTTTAGACCACAATTAAAACAATCTATAATGACTTTATTAAACAATGCCTATCTACAAACAGAAGGTCAAGATGTTAGATAACGCCTGCTTTGAGGTCTTTCATACTGATACTGGAAATGAATTAAGGAACAAATCTTACGAGGGCATTTTAAATTCTATGTCCTTCTTGCCACGCCTTGGCTCTCCTACTATGTACTTCAATACCGCTGATAAGGCTAAAACATTTATTAATCAAACACCAGAGTTTAAAGTAAATACAGTTACTGATTTCTGTAAGCCAGGAGAGACCTTTCCACCAAGTTCTGGGGTCATAGGAATTTGGGCAAGTACTTACTTGGCTTATAAGAAGTTTTTAGAATCTGACAAAGATATATTAATAATATTTGAAGATGACATAGTTATTAGCAATAACTTTAAAACTATTGCTGAGATGTATATGAGTGAACTTATGCCTATCTGGGATTTCTTTTCATTCTTTGTTCCAGATGATTCACTCTTTGCTTATAATCAATCTGAACACAATATTGGTGAAGAACATATTTGCAAATCATATCAACAATGGTCTTGTGCAGGATATGCCGTAAGTAGACGTGGTGCAGAAAAGGCTGTTGCAGATGTTGAG